CCTACTTTGTAGGATTTACTCCCTGCCGCTCGAGCTTCGAACGGGTCTGGTACACACCATACCCGGACTTCACTTTCTCGGTGAGTACTCACGGTGCTGTTGACCTCACCAACTGTCAGGAAGGCTCACACCCTACACCTGATAGGAAGAAGACCAGAAAGTTTAGTTCGTGATTCCATAGGGAACTCCCCCTAATAATAGGAGTTAAACTACGAAATCTGTGACAAAATACAATAATAACAATTACTGTTTTATTGGGTCACGAGAGGTCAGCGCGGTGGGTACCGCGGAACAAACCCCTACGAACGGACGTTACCCCACCAAGAGGGAACGGCGTAGTCTACATGAACGGAATCTGTTTAAGATAAAACAGATGAAGAAGCTTCTGTTAAAGATAGAAGCTAACTTCGTCGTCCATGAAGACTTCGGACGTTTCTCTGGTGTGGTCATGTCCCTGTATGAGACCATGTATCGGAATCACGGACTGGAGTATACCTGTACGTGAATGAAAAATTCACGTCTGGCTATAACCCAGTATGTGACGGGCTACCCATTGTCTAGGGTGGACTATGTCGAGTTAAGAGAAGGAATCCCTCGTTGGATTCTTTCAATTGATCCGGCATTACCATCCAAGAGACTGACCGATGCTGAATTTAGGATGTGGCATACCTTACTAAGCGTAAGTAGGGCATTCACAACTAAACCAGTATTGGACATCAGTTCTATTGTCGAGCCTAGTAAACATCAAAGTCATCTTATTACGGACTTTGAGGTTTCCCAGGCAGCCAAGGAACTGAGAGTGAGTAGATTTTGGTGAGTGTGGCGTAAATTCCACCTCTCAACCAAATCGGGCCCTAACGGGCAAGCCTTAGCAACTTGCTTAGATGACTTAAACCGATTACCTAAACGTCTTTATGACGGCCTAAAATTTTTAGGTGGTAAAGGGTTCCGAGTCAAAGTAAGTTGACTAAGACATCCGATGTTTAAGGAGTTCTATCAGAACTCCTTCCCGACGAAAACAAAGGGCTTATACAGGAAGCTTTCTTACTTCTCCGACAAGGAGGCTAAGACTCGTACGATTGCGATCGTTGACTACTGGACACAGACCATACTTAGACCCCTACATAATAAGCTTAATGACTTATTACGTAGGATCAAGTGTGACTGTACCTTTAATCAAGACGCGTTCTCGGAGATCTTAGGTACAGATGGACCCTTCTACAGTCTAGACTTAAAGTCTGCGACCGATAGAATGCCTGTTGACTTCCAAGAAAGGGTTTTATCCCTTATTGTAGGTCCAACATGTGCACGCTATTGAAAGGAGGTTCTATCTGATTTCCCGTTTGTCTCAGATGCAGGTAAGATTAAGTACCTCGCTGGACAGCCAATGGGTGCCTACAGCTCCTGACCAGCTATGGCCTTGACGCATCACATCATCGTGCGCATTGCTGCGCGTCGAGAAGGTATTCTGCACTTTGCAGATTACTGTATTCTCGGAGATGACATAGTGATACGTAATAAGACCGTAGCTGAGTCATACCAAAGATTACTGAAGATCCTCGACATGCCTATTTCTGTGGCAAAAACACATGTGTCTGACGACACGTATGAATTTGCTAAGAGATGGGTACGTAGAGGGTCAGAGGTAACGGGTTTCTCTGTTTCAGGTTTATTTGAAACATGGAAGAGTTACCCCTTATTCCAGAACTTTGTAGAGACCCAGACAAGAAAGGGTTGAAGCTTTAGAGACGGAAGGGGCCCGGATCTTTTCCTCG